CCAACTGTTAGCAAATATGCAAAAGATTTGGCGTTTATGGAAGAGCAAGTCACGTTTATTGTTAACGGTGGAAGCAAAGAAGATGCCCCCGTGCTTACTCTTGGTGTTAATGGGCAGAATGTTAATGTGGTGCGTGGGCAGCCAATGCGATGCGCTCGCAAGTTTCTAAATACCTTGTTTACATTTACTCATGAGATGTCAACTGAGCAGTATGTAGACCATAATGGATTAACTCAAACCCGTGTCGGAAAACGACAACAACCGGCGTACCCAGTGAGCTTGATGGAAGACACGATGGAAGGCCGTAATTGGTTTCAACAACAACAACGGATGTATTACATCTAATGAACTTTTTGCAGCTTGCCCAAAGGTTGCGATTAGAGGTTGGTGCTTCCGGCACTGATTCAACTGTTGTCGGTGCTACCGGTGAGTGGTCAAGGATTGTTACTTGGTGTGATGCAGCATGGGAAGAGATACAGCGTAGGCATGTAAATTGGAATTGGATGAGGCAATCAATAACGTTCTCAACGATTGCATCACAGGGAGAATATCCTTACGCATCCGCTCCACTGTCAATTACTTCCTTTGCAAGCTGGGATATAACAAGATTCCGTGTGTATCAAACATCAGTTGGTAATGAGAACTTTATGTCCTATTTGCCTTACGATTATTTTATTGATACCTATCGCATAGGAACTACACGCACGGCTACAGGATACCCCAATGTTATAACCGTATCACCTACCAATTCATTGTTGGTATCACTGATACCTATTGATACATCTTATACGATAGGTGGCACGTATTACAAGGGATTGCAAACTCTATCTGCCGATGCTGATATTCCAGAAATGCCGGAGCGTTTCCACATGGCCATTGTTTATCTTGCAATGCAATACTATGCAATGTGGGAAAGCGCTCCTGAAGTGCTGGCGCGTGGTAGGTCAATGTTTGGCAGATTAATAGTGCAACTTGAAAATGATCAATTGCAGCCTATTACTATTAACAGAGGTTAGTAGCAATGGCAAATGATGACTTCTCCAAAATCAAGACAGATATAGTACCGTTGTTTGGTGGATTGGATCAAGTAACAACTCCTGTAATGATGCCACCAGGGAGATGTTTGTCTTCTTTGAACTTCGAGCCTGATATCAATGGCGGATATAGAAGAATACCGGGGATTGAGAGATACGATGGACACACAAGCCCTCATGATTCTGACTATTACATCGCTGATGTTGTTATCAGCGGTGTTATTGCTATTGGAGATACTATAACCGGAGCAACAAGCGGAGCAACTGCAAAAGTATTGAATGTAATAGATTCAACACATCTTGCGGTGACTAAAGTAACTGGTGCATTTGTTGCGGAATCATTCACCATATCAGCCATTGTGCGTGGCACTATATCGGCAATCAACATCAATGCAGCAAGAACAAATACTCTGCACGCTTATTACAATAGCCTTGCTGCAGATGATTATCGCGCTGATATAAGCAGCGTGCCTGGTTCTGGTTATGTGCGTGGAGTGAAGTACTTTCAAGGTAGCGTTTATGCATTCCGTGATAATGCCGCAGCAACCGCGTGCATTATGTATCAAGCCACTGCATCTGGATGGTCTGCCATAACATTCGGCAAAGAGATACAGTTCACTGGTGCGGTAGGCCAGATATTTGAAGGTGATACCGTAATACAGTTAACGTCTGGAGCTACAGGAGTGGTTAAGCGTGCATTGCTGAGAACCGGAACCTGGACGGTTAGCGGTGTTGGTACTTTGGTGTTTGATACTGTAACCGGAACATTTGATGCAACTCATGCTATCCAGGTTGGCGGGGTTACAAAAGTCACAGCAAGTTCATTATGTACTGACATAACATTGCTTCCTGGTGGTAAGTTTGATTTTGACATTTATAACTTCTCAGGAAGCGCTGGCTCAGAGAGGTTGTATTGTGCTGATGGTTATAATTTTGCTGGTGAGTTTGATGGAACTAGATGGGTTCCGATACGCACAGGTGCGGCAGTAGATGCGCCAAAGTTCATCAAAGGGCACAAGAATCAATTAATAGTGGCGGTTAATACCGATATATTCATATCATCAATAGGTGCTCCATATACATGGACTGCTGTAACCGGTGCAGGTGATATTGCTGTCGGTGAGGTCATCACTGGAATCAAGCCGCAAGTAGGTGATGCTACAAATGGCGCATTGGTTGTTACCACAAAGAATCGTGTCTTGGTGCTTTATGGCAACGATATAACAGATTTTAATCTTGTTACTTATTCTCCAAACAATGGCGGCAGAGCATACACATTACAGAATATAGGTTTCGCTCATTTTCTTGATGCTCGTGGCATAACTCAAATGGTCACATCAAGAGCATATGGCGGGTTCCAAACGAATGTATTGACTAATGTTATCCAACCATTCATTGACGCAAGAATAGGTACTGAGATATCAAGTTATGTGATTAAGTCATCAAATCAATACAGATTGTTATTTGCTGATGGAACTGGGATAGCTTGTCAGATAGTTCCTGATCCACAAGGCACTACTGCTGTAGGCGCATCCATGCCATTCGATTATGGCGAGATAGTGTTTAATACCATTGATTCAGTGATTGATAGTAGTGGTGTTGAGCGCGTATTTGGTGGCGCAACAAATGGATATGTTTATGAATTGAATGTAGGAACCAGCTTTGATGGTGAAGTTATACCGGCGCATATATTGCTTACATTCAACAACTCAAAGTCTCCGCGATTACGAAAGAGATACCGCAGATCAATACTTCAATTCAGATCAGGCAATACCGCAAGTTTAAGAGTTGGTTATGATTTGTCTTATGGCGATGGAGATGCGTCTTATGGCAGATCAGTCTCAAAAACATTGTATGGTGCCGGTGGATTTTGGGATTCTTTTGTATGGGATTCTTTTACATGGGATTCATCCTATGCTCAACAAATGACAGTTAATACTGTTGGATCTGGTGAAAATATTTCATTGGTTATAACTAATGAATCAAATCAAGACGAAGCATTCACTGTGCATACGTGTTTCTTACATTACACACAAGGAAGATTAAACAGATGACAGATTACACTCCAAGTGGAGATCCATTAGTAGGAAGTAGAGGTATTTCTAGTTTAATCAGAAGCGAGTTTGATGCTGTAGCAACTGCTATTAGTTCAAAGCAAAACAGCAATGCATTATCAACAGTAAGCATAACACCAACATTAATACCGGTTAGTGCGCCAAGCGCAATATCAATGGTTTGGGAAATAGGGAAATCATTTCTTCCAGGTTATTATGTTACTATTGTTGACAGGGCTAATCCTGCAACAATGAATATGTTCGGAATGATCCTAAGTTACAATATTGTTAGTGGTGCAACAAGTATTAACATAACTTCATATAATGGATCTGGAACGTTATCTGATTGGGTTATTGTTACTACGTCTCAAGCTGGCGTAACACTTGGAAGCAACACATTCATAGGTTTCCAGAATTTCTCACGGGCAACTGTTGTCAGTGATGCAACTACTTCAGATATTTGGGGAGCATTAGGGAATCAGATAGATTTCACTGGAACCGCTACCGTAACAGCATTCCCAGACGCTCCGCAAGGTGGAGCCACGAGAGAATTGATATGTGCTGGTGCGTGTGTATTTACGGCTGGTGCAAACATGCTAATTGATGGTGTTGGCAGTGGCTCAAGTGTTACTTGTGCTGCTAATGATATTGTTATTGTACGGGCAATAACAACAACTCAATTCAGATTGACGAGACAAAGATATGATGGGTTGCAGCAAAAATTACCAGGGGATTTGCAAACAGTATGCGTTACTGGAAATGGAACTGGATCAAGCATAGTAACTGTAAGACTGCTAACAACAACGTCTGTTAATACTTTGGGTTCAACTGTTTCACATAGCGCCACAAATGGAACTTCAATTGTTGTTCCTTATTCTGGTAAATATACTGTTCAAGCCAGAGATTATTATACAGGTGCTGCACCGCCATCGCCATATTGGGGAATATCACTTAATGCTACATCGGGCGTTACTACCGATGGAAATCTTGCAATCGTGGCGCTTGGACTTCCTTCTGCTTCAGGTCAAATGTTTACTATATCGGATACTCTGAATTTGGTAGCAGGAGATACCATACGCTTGTTGTGTGGAGGCGCTAGCTACATGAATGCTACAAGCAACGTTAGGTTGTCAGTAAAATTATTGGATTATTATGCCTAGACTGCTTGTGGTTAACCCGGAAGGAATCAGGGAAATAATCAGTATTGATGACAGCGGCTCATACTATGACCAATCTAAGGTTGTATGGGACGAACGCATTAATGGTCCCATGCCAGACAATGCGTGCCCTAGTATGGTCGTTGTTGATGGTTCTTTGGTTGTTGATGATTCAATACTTGCAGCAACAATAGCAAAACAGCTTGACGATAGAAAGTCTCAGGCTATTATTGATGTTGATTGTGATTCAGATGATGTAGTAAATGACGTAATCGGTAGGCGTGATACTGAATATTTGATGGCAGAAAAACAAGCACAGGATTTTATAGCAGCAGGGTATAATGGTGATACATATCCATATGTTAGTAGTTGGGCTGCTGCCAAGAACGCAACTGAATCATGGGCTGCTGATAATATCATAGATACCGCCAACAATTGGAGACTTGTTCAGTCTGACATGAGAGCTAAGAGACTAAAGACTAAAGAAGATGTCAGAAACGCATTGACTGTTGATGATATTGATATATTGGTGAATACATGGAAGTCTTACATATCATCAGTCAAAAATAGTTTGGGGGTAAAATAATGGCGGTATTACAAACGGCTGCACCTGCAAACACACAATCAAGCATATTGTATGGTCCAGGCAATCCAGATATTACAAGTTCTCAAATAAAGGACTTTATCGCAACTCCCGGAATGACCGCCGAACAGATACAGCAGGCGGCAATTCAGAATGGTGTTAGTGCCGATCAGATAAGCACTGCAATGGCAGGTAATCCGCAATACAGCCCTTCAGCACTAAGCGGATATCTTGGCGCTCAAGGGATAACACCGCCACAACCGCAAATACCCAATCCAGATCCATACAAGCCCATAGAGTATCAGCCAATAACAAATGTGGATGCCGTGCAAGATCCTCTCAAAGGAACTGTTGCTGGGCAATTAACAACGGTTCTTGATCCTAATTCACAGATAATGCAACGAGCTGCTTATCTTGGCGATGCTCAATCGAATAAAAGAGGATTACTGAATAGTTCTATTGGGGTATCTTCTGCAATGGCTCCAATGATTGATGCCGGATTGCAGATTGCCACTCCTGATGCGGCAAGTAATAATCAATTTAATCTGTTCAACACGCAGAATCAGAATGCAACCAATCAATTTAATGCTTCCAATGGATTAAGTGCTAGCGTAGCCAATGCAGGAAACTTAAAAGACTTATCTATCACTCAGTCTAATAATAACTTACAAATGGCTGTATCCAATCTTGATGCAAACACCAAGCTGAAGATAGCCAATATTGATGCGGTGTCAAAAGATTCTAGTTACGCAGCTAGTTTGAATCAGCAATTGATGAGTTCCATTGTTGAGATTAATAAACAAGACAAACCTGTAGAAGTTAGGCAGGCAGAGATAAAGCAATTGGTTGACCTTACAACTCAGTCAATAGGAATGTTGCAATCATTCGATGCGAGTATCCCGGCATTGAATTTTGATACCAATCCAGGTGCTTCAACAACCGGATCATCAAACACATCGAGTTCTGGATCAGGTTCAACAACCGGAGGAAGTTCAGTTATACCAACTAATGACATCAACAAGCTCAACTATCAAGTAGAGCCTTCTGTTATGGCTCAAGCTGCCGTATACGAGAAGAATACCGGACAGAAAGTTGATCCATCTAAGATAGTTCCAGAGGCATTGATTGAAGATATGCGCTATGGCCCTGTTACTCCAAACTTCAGTCCAACATATACCGGCTCTGATGGATTGAACCATATGCGTAATTACACAGCATATGACTACAATGCATTGACTGCTCAGGTTGGTGCAAGCAATTGGCAGGATGCATTTGATATGTTGTTTGCTCCTGTATGGTCGCCTGATGCGCCGCCTGAAACAGGTGTTCCTCCAATGTTTTATGTTTACCGATGATAGTTTATGAGCCAACTCAGGATATTGATTTTATCCATAAGTGCGTAACAAATCCTATCGTATGGCGTGCAAGTATTGATTGCGGAATGATTGATATTAATCCTGAGTTATTCTTTATACAAACTGATGGCAAGTTATGGCTGCGTGCCGGTGATTACGGCTTGTTTATGGGTGAGCCAAGAAACGCAATTTCTTACGAGGTCCACACAATGTTATTGCCACTCGCAAGAGGCAAAGCAATTGAGATATCCAAAGGCGCAATAAAGTGGATGTTTGACAATACAAGATGCTTAAGATTAACAACTAGCGTTCCTAGTTTTAATGTTCTAGCCAAAAGACTGAGCATTCAATCAGGGATGAAGCTTATAGGTAATAACGAGAAGTCATTTCTAAAGGATGGCATTCTTTACGATCAATATTTATATGGAATTAGTAAGGAGGATGTATGCCATTAGCGGCGATAGGTGCTGTAGTTGGTGAAGCCATAGGAGGAATGACTCTTGCTGGTCTTGCTACGGGAGCAACAATAGTTGGAACAGGATTGCAACTTGTTGGCATGGCAACAGGTAGCAAGACACTTAGCAAGGTTGGTGGCTTCATGTCACTTGCTGGCGGTGTTGGTATTGGAGCTAATGCTATATCCAAAGGTATTGGTGCTGCATCAGCGGCAGCAGAATCTAGCAGTGCTAGCGCTTTGTTGAAAGGTAGTAACCCAGAAGATGTATTATCATCTAGTGTTAAAGGTTCAATATCTCCAAAAGACTTGACATCTAGTTCAGTGTTAAAAGGTTCTCCTGGTGATATATCTGGATATTCCGCTAACAATAGTTATTCTCCGCCAACAAGTTCCATTGCTTCATACTCACCAGAAACAAAGTCAACTTTAGCGAGTATTAACGACACTCTTACCAGATATAGTATGCCAATGAATATCATGGGCGGCATGGGTGAGGCTTACATGACAAAGCAGATGATTGACCAGCGCGACAGAATGCAAAAACGAGATATAGCATTCCAACAAAATGCAGTTGATCGTCGCAGCCAAATGCCAGGACAATTTCCTACTTATCCTTCTGTATCGTTTAACCCTAATGCTTATACTGGCTTTCTAAAGGGGCAATAACATGGATGCAATGCAACAAGAAATTCCGCAACAATCACAGCTTATGCATGGACAAGAAGAACAAGGTGAAGGTAATGCACCTGAAAATAGTGAATCTGGTGAATTTACAGTTAATCCTGACCAGGTTGAGGAAGGCATTAGAAAGCAGCTTAATACTAAGCAGAATAGCGATTTAAGCAAGATAGTTGATGCTGGAAATCAGTTATTGTTTGGTAAAAATACGCATTATGATGTGATGAATGGATTGACTGATAATGATGATACACAGCTTGCAGATGAACTTGGCAAAGGTGCAATATCATTGGCATCAATGTTGTTCAAGAAAAGTGGAGGAACTATGCCGCAAGAACTAATTATACCTGCTGGAGTTATCTTGCTTGCTCGTGTATCCGAGTTCTTGTATAAGTCTGGTCATAAGATTAACGATGAGATATTTCACAATGCTGTTGTTATGTTTGATTCCGGCTTGAAACAATCTGTTGATCCAACTTACAAAGATAAAATACAGCAAGCTATGGGTAATAGTGGAGCGCAAGATCAACAACAGGCTCCACAACCACAACGGACACCAATGCAGACTCCGCAAACACAGCAACCAACCGGATTATTAGGAGGTTAATATGGTAGGTTTTCTAGGAATGATGGCCGCTGGTGCTGCGATGGGTGCGCGTGATGCGAGTAATGCATCAGTGAGAGCACAGAACGAATTGGAGATCGGCAACGCCAGAGAACAATTGCGCGAAGAATATGCCAATAAGAGGTTTGATAAAGAGCTTGCTGTAGCAAGAGAAAACACTAAGGCAGCAGGATTATTAAGAGATCAGGAATACCAGCGCAATCGTGCAGACAAACAAACCGACACTGAAGCAGAATATAAGCGCAGACTTGAGCTTGAGAATATCAAAGAGGCTGGCCGCAATGCTAGATCAGATAAGCGCATATCTGCTGCTGATGCAAGAGCGAAAGCTACTGGATCATCTAGTGATGGTGTTTCATCTAAGGGTATAACATTACCAAGTGGAGAGCAGTTTGTACCCAATAGTTCAGAATATAGATTTATTGTTGATGGTGTTAAATCTGGAACATTCAAAGACATTGATGAAGGAATGCGATTCTTGGTAAGCAAAGGATTGGTTAGTCAGGCTGCTGGATCTATGCAAGGCATAAGGAATGGATCTGTGCCAGAAGCTCAGAATATGAGCAATCAGTTACTTGGGGGGAATAAAAATAATCAAACAATAGAACGTTACAAACTTGAGGATCTTATAAAATAATGACCTATGAAGTAGAGGCGTTCGGCAAGATCATTGAGGTTCCAGATGATGTACCTAAGCAAAAAGCTTATGAACAGATTATGGCTAATAAGCATAAGCTTGATCCTGATTATAAGCCTGAAGAACCAGGTATTGGAGATAAGCTAAATGATCTAGCTACTAAATATCTTGCAGTAGACAAGAATACTATATCGAAAGCATTAACGCCATCCAAGAGTATTGCGAATCAGGCTGAAGCATCCGCCATAGAAGGCGAGAATACCGCTGCTCCGCAAGTACCAGGTGCTCCTGTCAGGCAATCAACATATAACAAAGCATTGCTTAATCCTCAAGACAATGTATCTGGCACAGATATTAAATCTCGTATTGGTATTGCAGCCAATGAAAACATCAAAGGACAATCCAATCAACAAGAATTGGAATTGCTGAGAACCGAAGCATTAAAGCCAAGTGAAAGCGGCTTTGGTGATTCAGTATTGAATAGCGCTGGACGCACAATCAAGGGAGTCGGTCAAGTAGCATCCGATTTCTTTGATGCTGATCCAAAAAATGCAGTAACTAATTACGGGCAGAAATTACTTGATGACAATCCATTGTGGGTCAAGAGTCTTGCTGATATTAAGGATGAACCATTCCTAGCATTTAAAGAAGCGTCAGGCAATTCTGTGCCATCTATGGCCGCAATGGTTGGAGTTGGTGCTTTGGGTGCTGGCATAACTTCACTTGCTCCGCTAACTGGTCCCGCTGCTCCGGTAGTTGCGGCTGTTGGACAAGCTGTTCAATGGTTGGGACCGGCTGCGGTTGCTGCATTGCCATCATACAGCGGCATACGTGATGCACAAATTGCCAAGAATCAAAAGTTTGAACAAGATGCAAAAAGCAAGGCTATTGCTGCAATAGGTGCTTCTGCTGTTGGTGCTATTGAGGTTGCATTTGGACCGCAACAATGGGCGCTTGCAATGCTTACTAAAGAAGGCCGCGCGGCAATGGCTCGTAAGTTTGCATCCACATCAATAGGTGAGGCTGCAATTAAAGGTGCTGCACTTGGAGCTATTCAAGAAGGATCAGAGGAAATAGCTCAGAATCCGATAGAACAACTTGCATCTTATCAAGATCCGTTAAGCAAAAAGAGTCTGCAAGATACAGCTTTCAGTGGAGCTATGGGAGCTATTGGTGGTGCCGGACCAGGAGCATTTACTGGTGCTGCTTCACAAATATCAAATATAGCTCAACAAAAATCTGACAGAATAAACGCAGAGCGGCAGAAATTAGGATTAGATAAAATTCAATCTGCATCAACTGTTGATGAGGCTATTCAAGCAGCAAATGAAACTGTTTCAGCAAAACCAGTTGGTAAAGAAGATATCTTAAAATCAGCGGATCCAACTCTCGCAGATATAGAACGATTGACTGGATTAAAACCAAGTGAAGCATTGCAAGAACAAGAAAGGATATTACAGGAACAAGTAAAGTCAGAAATACCACAGGGAAATCTAGGTAATGAAACTGAAATAGTTTTACCTGATAACACATCCGTTAAAGCTCAGTGGCGTGTTGTTGATGCCGATGAGATTAAAGCTGCATTGAAAGAAGGTGTATCACAACCAAGAGACAGAACTCGCGCAGCAAGTGATATGCAAATTAAAGGCATAGCTAATGCGCCGGATTACCGCAGATTATCTGATAGTCCTGTTATGGATGTTGGTGCTCCGGTCATAGATCAACAAGGTAATATTGTTGCCGGTAATGGCAGGTTTGAAGGCGTATCACAGTCTCATATGCAAGGTAATTCAGACGCGTATAAAGCTGCATTGATTGAGGATGCTGTAAAAAAAGGAATCAATGAATCTGAGATAGCTAATATAAAGCATCCTATTTTAGTGCGCCAATTAACTGAACCAGTTGATACCAGAAAGATGGCAATCGCTTCTAATTCTGGCGGCAGCTTACAGTACTCAGCACTAGAACAAGCAAAGATTGATTCTGATCGTATGAAAGGAATCGAAAATTTAGATGTTACTGATTCCGGTGATATTGCTTTAACTCCAAAGAATCTCACTCAATTAAAAGATAGTCTTGGTAATTATACATCTACTGAGATGGGATCACTGGTGGATAAGAATGGGCAACTATCACAAGAAGGAGTTAAGCGTGTTCGTAATGCCATGCTTGCAAAAGCATATGGTAATAGTCAGGTATTAGAAAAGCTTGTGGAATCCACTGATTCAGATATGCGTAATGTTCTTGGTGCATTGACGAAGTCTGCCGGGCATATAATAAATACTAAAGGTGATATAAAATCATTGCTTGAGGCAGTAAGTACTTATGCTCAATTAAAATCTACAGGACAACCGGTAGATAACTTCTTAGCACAGAAAGATGCATTCAGTGAAGGATTGAGCAAGGATGCCGCTAATATTTTGCGTTTTATTAACGACAACGCTCGTAGTCAAAAAAATATTACTGACTACATTAAAGGTAATTTCCGTGAAGCAGATACCACTAGCGCGGATATGTTTGAGAAACCAAAGCAACCGGAGATATTAAAAGATGTCAGAATCGAAAGACTCGAAAAACACCTCAAAGACAATGGTTACGACTTCAATGTCGAGCCAGTCACAATGCGGGACATTGATGCTTTGGATAGCGCAAAGAAGGCGCGCAAAGAACTTGCCGAGAAACAGGCCAAATTCTTTAAGAAGAAAATAGTATTTATCAAAGCTGATGGTAAGTTCAAGATTAATGGCGCAATGGTTCCAAGTATCAAAGATACAATATTTATTGATATCAGATCAGCAAAACCATTTGATGCAATTACGGCTCATGAGTTATCACATTGGATGGAACAAGAAAAGCCAGAAGTTTATAAGTCAATGGTTGATTCCATCAAAGAAGTTATTATCAATGATGCTGAGTCTAAGTATGCCGAGAAATATGATATTAAAGGATCAACAAAGGATGATATAACAAAGGAAATTGTCGCTGATATTATGGGAGATAATTTCACTGAGCAATCATTCTGGCAAAAAGTAGCGGAAATAAATCCTGAATCATTCAAGGAAATTGCCGCAGCTATTATTAAATGGCTTAAAAATACAATACTCAAAGCCAAAGCTAATGGCATGGGATCTGAGCAATGGGTTAAGGATGCAACCAAAGCACAGGATATTATTGCTAATGCAGTGGCTCAGTATACTGTAGATGAGAATAAACCTACTGAGATAAAAGACAATAAGCCAAGATTGGCAAAGCAAGAAAAACTACCAGAAACAATAAATATAAATGGCATAGAAAGACCAACAACAAACAGCGAAGGAAAGCCAATATATTCAACAGAAGAAGGTGTGCGTAACTTCTGGAGATGGTTTGGAGATAGCAAAGTTGTTGATGAGAAAGGCAGACCATTGGTTGTTTATCATGGTACTGATAAAGCGTTCAGTAAAGTAAATGTTAAGAAAGGCGCTCAAAATGTATTTTGGTTTTCATCTGATAAAGAAAGTATTTTGGCTGGTGAATCTGGCGCTATATCAACAAATAAGATAATGCCATTGTATGTTCGTATTGAGAATCCGGCTAATTGGAAACAATATGATAATTTAGGAATCAGTGAATTTTCTCGAGATAATCTTGATGGTGCTATGTTGCCTAGAAAGAATGGTCAATTTGACGGATTTGTATTGGATGGATCGCAAGTAAAGTCAGTTGACAATAAGGGTTATTTTTCTACTAACGACGATAGATTAAAACTATCCAAAACAGAAGAACCACAACAACAAAAACCATTCAATCCAAATGAAGATATACCTGAGACAAAAGCGCGCCAAACTCAGCGCATATCACAAGATAAATTCAACAGGTTTAATGTTGTTAAGGAATTCCTGGATAAAGAGAAAGGAATAAAGTTATCTGAAAATGCTGATGTCTACAAAGCAGAGGAACGTTATTACGGAAAGGTGGCCAATGCACAGGAAGATTTTAGGGATAAAGTACGCAACCCTCTTGTTGAGAAGATAGCAAAATCAGGATTTAAACTTCCTCAAGTAGAAGAGTACTTGCTGAATAAGCATGCACAAGAAGCTAATGCACAAAACCGCAAGTTGACAGGGAAAGAAGACTCAACTGCGTATGGAATATCGGATAAAGAGGCTCAAGAATATCTTGCAAAAGCTCCAAAAGAATTGGTGAAACTTGCCGATGAAGTGCAGGCAATAACCAAAGCAACACAGAAACTACGTCTTGATAATGGCATAGAAACTAAAGAGCGTATTGCCGCCATGAATGGTGCCTATGAGTATTATGTTCCTGTTCGTGGAGATGCTGAGTCACAAGAGAAACAAATGTCTGGCAAAGGTACTGGTAAAGGATTTGGATTAAGGTACAAAGGCAAACGTAGACTTGGGCACGAAGCAAGGAATGAAGCGGTAATAGAAAATATATTCCAAGATTATGAACGAGCGATTGTTCAGGTTGAAAAGAATCGTGTGGCAAAGTCACTTGCATTGATGGCGGCAGAGATTCAAATGCCAGAGTTGATATCAATCAATCAACCTGTGAAGCGTAAGGTGCTGCAAAACCAAAAAGCTTATGGTGTTTTGGTTAAGGGTGATCTTGTTGATGTGTTTCAGAGTCAGGAAGCAGCTAAACAACATCGGCAATTAATCGCTGCAACAGATAATAAATTAACTTTAAGCGACATAACTATTGCACCAATAACAGATCAACGCCTAATTTACAGCGCATCACCAATGCTGGCAGATAATGAAGTATTGGTGTATATGGATGGACATGAGATACGGATGCAGATCAATGACGATTTGCTTGCTCGTGCCTATAAGAATATGGGAGTAGAAGCACTCGGACATATCTTGTCAACCGGGCGCGTAATCAATGGATGGATGAGTAAGGTTTATACTGGATACAATCCTGAGTTTATCATGACCAATTTGCAGCGCGACTTCATGTCGGGGATTATAAATCTAACCGGAGAACAAGGAATAACTATTGCTGCGAAAGCAGTGGCAAACTATCCCAAGTCTTTTGCTACCTTGTTGAGATATGCTGCAAAAGGAGAATCAACAAAATGGATTGATGCTTACCGTGATAATGGTGGCAATACTGGGGCCGCATATTTACCCGATCTTGAGAGAGTGGCGCAAGATGTTAAGCGTGAATATGCAGCATATCAAGGGGTGATTGCAAATTTAAAAGAAGGTGATTCAGCAAATGCATTGCGTGCCGCTGGTAGGAAAGCATTTAACGTCACATTAAAATACATTGAGCATCTTAATCAGGCCGGGGAGAATGCGTTCCGTCTTGCAACTTTTAAAGCTATGGTTGATAGTGGTAAATCAGTCAAAGAAGCTGCAAGCATGGCAAAGAATGTTACTGTTAACTTCAACAGAAAAGGCGAGATTGGCGCAGAAATGAATGCTGCGTATCTATTCTTTAATGCCAGTGTTCAAGGTACTGCTGCCGTGTCACATGCATTATTCAAAGGCCGTCATAAATACCAGGCGTGGGGGTTAGTCGGTGGCATGATGACACTTGGATATATGATGGCATCATCGCTTGGTGGTTTTGATGACGAAGATAAGTATGATGAGATAAGCGATTCAACAAAATCACGTAATCTAATCATGTCTTACGGTGATGGGTATCATAAAATTCCGATTCCTTATGGTCATGGATTTTTCTATAACGCTGGTCGCATGTATGCCGAAGCACAACGCAAGGGTGAACTTGGTAAGCTTCCTTATCAATTAATGGCATTGGCTATAGAGGAATTTTCCCCATTCAATGTTGCATCTACAGAAGATGGTGAATTCAATTCTCAGAGAGTAACATACGGATTATTACCTACAACATTACGAATACCTGTAGAGATAGCAAGTAATTTCTCCACATTTACTGGCCGTGAAATGTATCCTGAGAAAGAATGGTACAAATCAGAACCAGATAACGAGAAGATGTGGCGTGGCACAAAGGGCACTGTATACGATATATCAGCACAATATCTTGCGTCTATTGGGGTAGAGATATCACCAGAAGTATTGAAGTCGTTGACACGAACTACTACCGGAGGATCTGGCGCTTTTGTTGATAGCACTATCAGTGGTATTCTTTTAAAAAAAGAAGGTGCAGAACTTGAAACAAGAGAAATCCCATTTGTCCGACAGATGTATGGAGAAGCAACAATACAAGATATTCGTGCAAGGTTTGGAAAAGCAAAAGATGAGGTTAGAACTGCTAAAGAAAAGTTCGATGCTGCAAGACGTAGCAATGATATCAGTAGAGTTGAAAAAGTACTGAATGACAAAAAGGAATTGCTTGAATTAAACAACTTTGCAAACAAGACATCAGAAGTTATTAAGATTTTTAGGGATGAACAAGACGCAATAAAATTAGATGATAAATACACAACCGCAGAGAAACGGCTGAAGATAAAAGAACTAGAAAAACAAGAGGAGGGATTTTATAGAATGTTCCTCGATGATTATAAGAAAATAGATCGGAGCAAATTAAAATGATTATCTATTTTTTATAGAAAAAAGATATTATGTCTATAATCTTTAGGAATGCAAGCCATGTTCCAGCGCAACTTAATACAAATATTGCCACAATTAATGGAGTAAATATAGCAACTATTGATAAATTAACTATGATCTCAAACATAAGGTAACCTCAGTGAATATTTTAGAATCTTCTTTTACTAAATGTAAATTATCTTTAGTTAGTTCAATTAATAATCCAGTAGATCTATCTTGAACAAATATAATAGGATTATTCATTGGGCATGATGTGCTATCTTCAAGATCATATATCAACTGATTGAATTGGTTTTTATTCATTTCACATTATTATATGAATACTATAAATTATATTTTAGCACATTTAATTACATTAAAAATAAATTTAACAGGAGCAAATTAAAATGAGTACAATATCATTATTGGTGTACAATTATAATCAACAACTTATTGAATATAATATCAAGGAGTTTAAGATATGAGGAATAAAACTTACAATAGAAATTCTGAAGGAGCTGTTGCTAGTCTTGTGTGTGCATCCAATCCAGCATTCTTAGCTGGATTCAGTGGATATAATTACAAAACATCATCACAATTTATACAGATACATGATGCAGCTTCATTACCTGCTGACGGTGCCGTTCCTCGTATTGTATTTAGTGTGGCCGCATCCGATGATTTCGCTCAAGATTTTAATATGAATCCACGTGAGTTTGCTGTCGGAATTGTAATATGCAATTCTTCCACTGAATTCACAAAGACCATCGGTTCCGCTGATTGCCAATTTGATGTACAAATGAAAGCTAAGGTAAATTAATCATGTCAGTTATATCTAATGGTGTACAAAATGGTTCTGCTGGCATAGCAAGTTATACACTAACGTTAATGCCATCTGCCGGAGCGGTAGCAGCCGGTACTGTAATCAATATTCCTCAATCTGAATTCGGTGCATGGGCAACATTATATATGCCAGCTTGGGGTATATACTTGCAGTCTGACGGTGTAAGTAAGTGGATGCCAGCCGATGGTAAGCAGGTGTTTGCTTATGCATACGGAACGGAGGCAGCTCCTGTTGTTACAGATCAGCAGGTTGGAACAATTAATACATGGACTCCTTTTGCTTTGTCTTCGTTGCCGTATATACCAGGCAAGCTATTGTATTCAGGTTTGCGTATTAGGGCAGAGGTTATTGCTGGAAAGGTCCTGTCTTCCGTTGCTTGGCAGCTTGGCGTACAGTTAGGTACAAGCGCATTAACTAACGCAAACACAAATAAGTTAATCGCACTGTGCGGGGCACAAACAACACAAACAGATCGGCAATGTAAATTAGATTCTTATGGTATTGTTACTAGCTCAACAGGATTCACCGCAGACGTTGGACCTAACGACACCGGAGCCAATCTGTATGCAAGTTTGATAGCTAATGCATCAAGTGGCGTGAATACTACAAATGATGCTGATAACACTAGTGATTCTCTAAAAGACAAAACAGGACTTAGTTCTGTGGTTGGGGATAAAAATTACTTGACACCGTCATTCTACAGTACTGTCGCTGCCGGTACAGATACCCATGCTTTATATTCATTTAGATTCACTTTGGAGATATAATTTATGACTATACGGTCATACACAATAGCTACAATGCCAGATGCATCTTCTGTAGTGTTGGGTACTGTAATAAATATCCCTCAGTCTGAATTCGGATCATGGGCAACTAGCTATATGCCTAATTGGGGAATTTACTTGCAATCTAATCTAATCAATTGGTTGCCAGCAGAAGGCTATCAAGTATTTGCTTTTGGATACGGTACCGAGGCTGTTCCATTGGTGGCGGATCAAATTACTGGAACTGCGTCAACATGGACTCCGTTCACTCTTGCAGCTTTTCCATATATACCTGCTGAATTAATGTATGTAGGATTGCGCATTGGTGTAAGTATGATCGGTGGAAAGTCTTCCGCGTCATCGGCAGGTGTAATATTGGGAGTTCAATTTGGCACGTCTGCGGTTACAGCCAATAATCCTAACTCATGGCTAGCCATATGTGGCACACAATCAAACCAAACTGATAGACAGGGTAAAATAAATAATCATGGCATAATTACAAGTTCAAACGGATTTAGTGCGGATACAAAATCTACCAGCACAAGTTTAATTGCCAATGCATCAAATGGTATAAACACAACCAATAATGCAGCAAATAGCAGTGATAATTTTAAGGATTTTACTGGGTTAAGTTCTGCAGTTGGTGGAAAAAATTACATACTTCCGTCATTTTGGTGTAGCAATAATACTTCAGGAAATCTTCATAATTTATATTCATTCAGGTTCACATTAGAGATATGAGCTACATACAACAAATATCATTTAAAGGCAATCAAGATGCAATAACTATAGCGCATCTTCAGGAAATGATGAATCTGGGTAGCTTACCTTGGCTAGGGGTAGATAGCAACGTTATTATGGATGATTCTGCTTATTTACATCAAAGAGGAAGGATGCACGGGGATATTGTCCCAGCTGCTTGGCGCAATGCGCTATCTAATCCTGGCAATATTTTAACGAGTTACTGGACTGGTATAAATGCTTGGGCTGTGATATCTGTTGCAGATACTAATTTATGTACTAATGCGTTTGTCAAAATATATGACACTCAACTTTACACCCTGCTGACATCAACTGGCAGTTGGAAGCGAGTAGACAATACTAATGGTAGGCCACGATATGCATTTGATTGGTATCCTTTGGCTAATTTCTCTTCCTCATCTGCGGGATCAAGTTATTATGATCCAACAGATAATAAAGTTGGATGGAGTAATGTTCCGACTTCAGGTGATAGAGTTGCTCCAGATGTTGGATCTCCAACTAATGCAAAATACAGAACGCTTCACAATAATCTTATGTTGCCAGTTGATGTTGTTGATGGATCTGACGTGATTGCGGTCTTCGCTACATGCAAAGTTCAATTATTTACAGTAGATGGAACTGCTTTCAATGCTACACCTAAATTTATGTGTAATCTTGGAGTTGACTTTAAGCCTACAGCAGCTAGTGTATTAAATGCTGGCAATCTTACAGGTGTTAACTATCATGTCGGTTCTGGGGCTTCAGCATCAATACAAATTCCCGCAGATGGATCGTCTAAGCGATTCAGCTATATAACAATGTGGGATACAAGTACGAGCATAAATGGTGTGGCTGATAGTTATTACTGTATAGCAAATGGTAATTATGCTGGCGCATTAACAGTAGAACAAGCAACTAATAATTTGCCATTACTACAATTCAATGCTTCTATATAATAATATTTATGAATTTGTATATATATTATGTGATGTGATTTTTACCACATACAATAATTTTTAAAGGGGATAACATAATGTGGAAAATACCAAACCCACAAGAGATTGAACAAATGAAATCAGACATTTCAAATTTAAAAATTGAGAGTGCCGAAACAAAAGTTTATTTATCTAAGTGTGATCAGAATGAAAAGAAAATAGCAGCATTAGAAAATAGAATGGGATCATGCGATTCTCAGCATGAAACACATAATCGCAGACATAATGATACATTTGACGTGCAAGCTAGACAGGCTGAATTGCTTGGGCAGATATTAAAAAAGATAACAGATTACGAACCAACATTAAAACGATCATCAAACAACTATACAACCGTTGATACAATTCTTCGATGGGCTGGTGGTGCAACTGTTATAATTGTGTTTGTATCTGGCGTGTTTGGACTGATTACTTTATTAAGAGACTTTATATGAAAGATGATCTTATACCGTATTATTACGGATGTTAATTATAGTATAATGCAATTTTAAAAGGAGCTTTAAAAATGATTAAATCAGAACTATTAGCAACATTGCAAGCTGATCGTGATGCTATTGCAACATTGAAAATAAATGCATTAGCAGATCAAGCTACAATAACAAATCTTACTAATCGTGTTGCTGAGCTTGAGTCCGGACAAAACGATGCTGCTGTCGATGAGGATATCGCCAATGCAGTTTTGGGCATTGATGCAGATTTGCATCCAGTAGGTTAATCATGCCTCCGCAATTAGCATTGCTACTTGCTCAATATGGCACTAAGATTCTAATAGGTCTTTGTGTCATTTTGTCATTGGTGGCAGGGTATTATTATTGGCATCATCATGTTTATTCTTCTGGTCACAATGATGCTATGATTGAATGCAACAAATCAAAAGAAAATTTCCGTATTGATGCAGAACAATTCAAATTAGCAAGACAAAAAGAAGTAGATAAACTAAACAAAGAACAATCTGAACGAGTACAAAATGCGATCAAAATTTATATGGATCATTATGATTCTCAGCGCAATATTGCTGCTACCAGCTTGCGTATCAAAACCAGTGCAACAAGTTCCTGTAGCAACCCAGTGTCAGGAGGAAATCAAAGTGGATCAAAAACTCCGCAAGGAACTACAGGAGTTAGTGAAGCGGAATTATCGCAAGGATCTTTACGACAGTTTAACCAAGTGATTGATGTTATAGACAATCAACTTAAACTGAAATGTGAACAATTGTTAAACAGTATTCCATAATTAGGAATTAATAAATGTTCTATGAATATGAAGATACTATAAACGATTTTTTGAAAAGATTAAAAATTAATGATCCTGGTTCATTCTCAGATAGAGAATGGGATCTTCTCTGGGCATACACAAGATCAGATGGGTGTACTGGTGTTGCTGATATATTCGTGAAAGCTTGTTGGGAGCATGACTTCTATTTTAGAACACATCATGATTTTTGTGGACATGTTATAAGCTTTTGGGAGGCTAACAGAAGATTCAGAAAGCGTATGCAATGTTTTAGCAAGCTTGGCGTATTATCTCCTATTAGCTGGTGGCGTTGGATTGGTGTCTGCCTTCTAGGTAAAAGTGCTTGGGAAGGTAAGCGTAAGTTTAGGATTTGATTTCTGTAGGTAATTTCAAATAGTTCTTTAGATAACCAACAGACCAGAACTTAGTTTGGTTACCTTTTCCTTTTTTTAAGATGTCTGGCTTAGGAAGATATCCTTTTTCTACCAATCTGTTTGATGATCTATGATCGTAGGCATATCCATATAGGAATAATACTTGCTTGCTCACAAGTACATCATCATCGTTCATTTTCATAAACCAATCAGGTGCTATTATGAATCTCATTTAAAACATCCGCATCTAGTGCATACTTTTAATTCTCTTGTTTCTTTTTCACATCCCCAGTCTATGTTAGCTATAGCATATGTTTTCCATTTATGTGAATAATACTTGCATAATAGTCTATCTAATAATTTATATAACTTTTCTATATTCATATATTTATTCATTTGGATCTTCCGGTAATTCTTTATACTTATCTGGATATATTCCACACCCACAGTTATCTTCCCATCTACCATGCTGTTCGCACCATTCACCAACGAATCGCTGCCCACTTGAGCTTAGAAGTAGTTCTTTATCCTTCGGTGCATTCTCAATAGGCAGCCACGGGTTCAACTCTTCGCACTCAGCAATCAAGTTATCAAGTAGCTCATCTGACTTTACTCCGCTCAAGCCTTTTTGTTTTGAGATACGCTTCCACTCGCGCAGCCTTTTTTTACTTATTCCGATAGTCACTTATTTAATTCCTGCTCAAGGTCATCAAAGAACTTTTCACAATCTAACCAGTCTTCACTATTCAGCGCAAGCGAGCAAAAAAATCTCAAACGTTCCAATGGTGATTCCTCTAAATCCCCATATAAGTCTTTAAATTTTTCTATCGTACTTTTCTTATTTTTAGTTGTCATTCTATTGGACGATCCTTATTGTCCTGGTCAATGGCATCCATCAGCGCCAAAAGAGCTTCTCTAACTTTTGGGCTTCGTCCGCCACCAGAACCCACCGCACAAAACTCGACATGGCTTTCTTTGTACAATCTACCGCATACATCAACCCCAAGGCAGGAAACAATAATGTCGCCATCGTCTTGAATTAATATTTGCAATTCACCGCGTTGACTCATATCCTCCCGGCGCGCGCATTCTCTTTTAATCACTTTTAACCTCACCCTGCAATTCTTTCATTTTTGATAGGATTTGTTCTTGTTCGTCAAAGTAAATAACTCCGTAAATATGAACTTCATCACCATCAGGAGATATGCTTGCTGATGTGTCAGCAGTTTCTAACCGGCCTAAAGTGCATTCTGACCAAACCTCTTCTATGTTCCAGTTAATTTCCTCGTCGATATCCATCATTTATCCCCAATGAACTCACGTAACTTTGCATAGAATTCAGTGTTATTCGGGAGATAATTAAGCAGCTCTTTGGCATCTTCTGCATAAATTTCTAACTTATGCTCGTCGTTAGTTAAAGATAAGTCGGGTTCCTTTACTTCGCGCCATCTTTTTGGTTGTTGAAATAATATTAATCCATTGCAGAAATGCTGATTGCACCAAGAGTTTTCTATTCCATGATGGAGATTATCTTCCTCAGTCTCCTCAAGAACCATCCTGCGCGGCTGGATTTTTTCAACAACTAACCGTGCATATTCAAAGTTATGATCAGCCTTATCTACTTCTCCATTAATTCTTACATAATAGTCACCAATTAATGGCGCTCTGTATGCAACAGCCTTCCACCCTTTCGGAACATCAACTTCAATTGTTTGTTTTGTCATTTTGGCGTTTCCGGTGTTTTGATTGGCATTACGTTGGTGATTGTGCCTACCCATAATTTATAGCATGTTTCATCTACATAGAAATTTCCTAAACAGTAAAAGTTCATCATTGGTATTTTGTCGCCATGCACAACGAAACAATATCCTTCATGATTGCCATGTTTAAACTCTTCTATCGTCTGCCATTGTTGTTGTGGTAGTTCTTTGCATTCGCTTACAAGGCATTCTAATAACCACTTTAATTTGCCTGTATGGCCTTCCGCAATCTTTTTTAATCTATCTTCGCTTATGTATCTCATCACTAAATATCCTTTCTAATATTTATAAACCCTGACTTCCGATGATTTCCCAGTTATGATTTATGGCAGCCAGGGTGTTTTTGGTTCGATTAATTGTACTGAAAACATCAAGGATACAATTAACCAACATCATCAGCAATCTAGCCAGCGTCAGGTGTATCTGGCTTTTTTAGGAATACCCTTAGGAAAGTTGCCACCCACCTTTTTATGTTTCAATTATACATGATAATAATTTAATTACCACAACAAAGTTAATTTATATAGTTCTAATGTCGCATCATTACCAAATGATTCATTGTCACCTATTGGTGGTGATTCAAGATAAGACTTTATCTGCTCATCAGTAACATCGTACATTACGCTTCTATTCTTAACAACTCTACGCCATCCTTGTTGCCTTGCAATATCTTTTACCTTCCATCTTTTGCATCCAACTTCTGAAATAATTTGTTTAGTGGTTTTCATACTTATCCCTACATCTTGCACATGCACCGTGAACTATGCGATCAAAATATTCCTCGCAATGAATGCATTCACCTGCATTTCCTTTTGGCATTTGTTGTGCAAGTAATCTTCTGTGAGAAATAATATTATCCTTCTCTTTGTCTGCTTTGTCATTTGCGAAATCTACGTCATCCATCCTATCCTATCCTCATCAATCCAATATCCTGCAACGACAAATTGACATATCCATGCTGACATCCGAAGTCATCAATGTAACTTACCCTAGCTGATATATTGCGGCCAGTAAACTCGAATCCTGATAGCTCTTGTTGACCTTCATTAAATGTTACCGTATCACCAATCTGATAACCCCTATCATCGAATCGAATATCATTAGTTTTCCTACCTTCAAATAAAGGTATAAAATGTTTTGGTGCAATCTTTAGTTCATAGTGTGGCATGTTTATTTTCCTCAATATATTTTTTATAAGATTGTTCAGCATATTTCCATACCCAAGACTCACCTGGATGCAACATATTTTTCTTACACCAATCCATCATCCATAGCCATTGTGTTGTTGTCATTAAGACTCCTATTGTTTATAACCAGACAAGAAAAACATATGGTTACCATTTATTGATTGGATGCCTTTCTTGCTATCAAATCCTATTGTGATCTTATCGCAATCAACAGATTGCAAACACTTCAATAAATTTTCTGGGCTGGCAGCCATATCAATTTCATCACCATCAAACTCAATCTCACTCATGAATGATTGTCCCGATTTGTCTCTTGCAGAAACAGTCAGCACATCATCTGATGATTTTAGGTTGACGGAAACAATCGAATCAATCTTATTTATTGTTGATACAGAGTCAACCAACTCATCACGATCAACAGTAAAAGATTTTTCATATACCGATACAATTCTACGCCAATCAGGATATTTAGCATCAACAATCTTGCATATTATCTCTATGTTGTTCTGTTCTGATGTTGCTTTTAAAGCATTACCAGACACCAAGAAGCCATCAGTATCATTGCTTGCTAAGTATTCAGCAGATGAATTAGGAATAATAACCTGTGAATCATCTGCATCAATACTGTCTTTGTTGACAAACATAATGCGAGAGTCTGTTGCCACTGCATTAATAATGCCATCTTTGATATCAATCAAAGTTCCACATAGATTAGGCGTTGATTGATTCTTTGATGATCCTTTATAGACCGATCCAATCAATTCCATCAAGTTAAACTTATTAACATTACCATCCATCTTGAGTAGTGGATACAGATCACCATCAATAGCTGATATATTGAATTTTGATTTGCTACTTAAAGTTGACATTATCATATCCTCAACTCTTATGATAACGTCACTCTTTGCCGATCCCAACATCACCGAGAATGTTGCAGGTAACACGCATACATTGAATGATTCATTACCAACGCATTCACCTGTTGCAGTTACTTGTATCTCGCCATTGCTGCCTGTCAGCTTGAATTTGTTTTTATTGACACGAATATTAAGCATCTTCAGATGATTCAATGTTGATGTCTTTGCGATAACGTTCTTTACCAATCCAAACTTAGCCGCCAATTCTGCCTTATTAAATGTTGTCATTTTCTTCTTCCGTGAATAGTGATTGTGATTGAATGCTTGACTCAATTTCTGCTGTAGCCATATTATTAACGGCAAGATTGAAATATGATTCCTTTAGTTCAGACCCTATAAATCTCCTACCCATTCTTACAGCACAGAATCCTTCCGATCCAATTCCCATGAATGGGCTGAAAACTACATCGTTAGGATTACTCCATAACTCAAGACAGCGATCTATTACTTCTAGCTGTAATGGAGCTATATGTTTGGTATCATCACCGTCTCTAGCACTTCTATATTGTAATGTTTTAGATGGATTAATATCCATCCATACAGGAGATGCATATCTCTGCCAAACATTTACAGGAAATGATTCATTTGTGTGAGATATTCTTTCGTCATTTATTCCTGGTTTCCTGAATGTAACAACATAATCAGCTATTCCTTGCCTACTCATTGAGCTATCTTTCTTTAATTGTTTATGCAATAGACCAATAGATTTTGTTCTTTGCATTCCTATAACAGGATCTTTCCATATACAGACGCGCGAATGGTATATAAATCCAGCATTAATATGAGCCGCAATTATTTCACCGGGAAAATCTTTTAATCCTATTATTCCATGATGCATTTTACTAGTTGGTATATCCATGCAATGCACAGAAACTAATCTACCAGGTTTTATTATTCTGAATATTTCAGATATTAGAAATTTATAATGCTCCCAGAATATATCTGAAGTAGAGCTATTTCCCATGTCCCTATCTGAATTTGAATAAACGAATAATGACTCAAATGGAGGAGAATATACTGAAAAATGCACAGAATCATTTGGTAATTTTGAAGCAACCTCCACGCAATCAGCATGATAAATAACATACTTATCTTTAACTACTTGGTTTATTACGGTATTTGTCAAAATAAACTCCTTTTTTAATTTTACTTATTGTTGTTCTATGAACATTATAAATAGAAGCAATATCCTTAACTTTAATATTAGATTTAATTAATAAATTTATATTATTTACATCATCATTATTAAGTTTTCTATTAGATTCAGATAACTTATCTCCCCAAGTTATATTTCTTCCTTTATGAGATTCACTCATTTTTATTTTCGTTTCATTACTATGCTTTCTTCCACTTACTGCGGCTATTATTTTGATAATAGAATCAGGTCTGTGCTTTCTTCCAATCCATGTTTTTGACATTCTTTCTTTAGATTCACCAGAAAGTCCAGACACTCCATCACCACCATTAGTATTATTAACAAGATCCCATCCATTCTTTCTGCCATAAGATATCCAATATTTTTCTGATTCCTGCCAGGGCCAGTCACCATTTATTCTTTCTAATATTACCATTCCTGGTTTTAGCCCTTGCTTCCTTAATCCTTGTATCCAGTTTGATCTATGACATTTGGATACTTCATTGCAATGATTTGCCAATCTCTCAATTGGTCTAATGCTTTTTCCTATATATCTAATTTCTCCAGTTACTGGATCAGTTAATCCGTATATATAAATTGATTTACTTTTTATATATGGAGGAAATGCTTCATCAATAACTTTTAAATCATTCTTATTCACTAGAATTAATCCAACTAGGTATTATAATTTTTTGATTTGCAAGATACTCAGTCTTCTCTTGTTTCATTCCAAAAATCTCCTTTTTCATAAACTCTTGCATATGTTCAACCATGCGAGCAGACATTTCGTTGTGTTGTCTTTCTTTACGTTTAATATTTTCAAGTATTGATACTTCTGATTCAGATAAGAATAAATGTACATTAACCGGTTTTGTTTGACCAAAACGATAGAATCTTCTTATGGCCTGGTACATTGATTCGAATGAATTGTCTATACCTGCAAATGCTGTATTGTTGCAGTGTTGCCAGTTCATTCCGAAACCACATATTGAGCTTTTACTAATCAATCTATTAATTGATCCATCAGAAAACCCCATCAAAGAATCTTCTTTGTGAGTAATAGTATCTGATCCGGCAACAGTGACAGAATCATTTATAGCCTTACCAAGAGCAACGCTCTCATCATTAAGATGACACCAAACCATCCAAGGATCATCTGATGCGTTAACCATTTCCGCAACAGCATCGATGCGGTCGTTCATGCTTTCGCGTTTTGCTTTGCGTTGTTCGGTTAATCCTTGTGCCGCTGATGCAAACAAACTTCCGTCATTTGATTCAGACTCAAGTATATGCTCGTGCATTATTAGTGGTGGAAGATCATATCCTGTATCATCAAAACCTAAGTCAGATGGCTTGCGAATAACAACTGCCCATGTTGATAACCATTCCCAGAACTTACGTTCTCCGTGTCCCTTTAGTCTCCATTTTGCAGTATCCCCACCATCATGAATAAAGAACATTGCCAGCATTTCTTCACGACTCATAACACCAACAAACTCAGCTTGATTGCCTAACTCCATAAAGTCGTTTGGTGATGGTGTGGCTGTGCAAGATAATCTATATGGTATAAGTTTCGAGAAGTCTATTATTGCTTGAGTTGTTTTTCCATCATAAGATTTGATAATGCTAGATTCATCCAGAACAATTCCTTGAAACTTAGATGGATCAAACTCATTCATCATTTCATAGTTTGTTATGTTGATTCCTGGTTTGCAATATTTCTGTGATCTTGTGTAATGTATATTGATATTAAGATCACTTGATGCCATTCTTGCAGTCTGATGAGCAACGCATAGCGGAGCAAATATTAATACCATTCCAGCGGTATGTTTAGTTACTGCATCTGCCCATACTGACTGTAAAAAAGTTTTTCCTAAACCCGTATCTGCGAATATTGCGGATCTACCACGCTTCAGAGACCATTTAACTATTGCAGATTGAAACTCAAATAGTTTTTGATGTGCATCATTAAAATCAAAACCACTCGGTATATGAGCGGTTTTCTTTGTTTCTAAGAACTTTAAATAATCATTCATGAGTTAAAAATTCCATCAACGATTCTTTTACTTTCTTTGCGCTAGTTAATGTTTTGTCATCAATTATTCTTTGAATATCCTTATCTTGTATCTGATACTCATTGCCTTCATATCTTTCTGCTATTTCTTCCCATTGCTCAATAAT